AAAGGTACCCCCCTAAATATTGCACAAAAACTTCCCCCAAAATGGCCTCATTTTTGTGCATTTTGACGAAAATGTGCATGGACTCAAATTTCAGCATATTGCACAAAATGGGCGGGGTGAATTTGTGCAAATTGCTGAAAATGTGGAGAGCGGAAATTTCGGCATAATACACAAAAAAAGATCTTGTAATTTGTATAATTTTTTGTTAATATTAAAATAGTAAAGTGAGGTGAGACACATGGACGGATCCACGATTGTTCAACTTATCGGATCTTTAGGTTTTCCGATTGCTGCATGTTGCTACATGTTCTATTCTTTAGAAAAGGAACGTGAAGCACACAAGGAAGAAACCCGGCAGATTACCGAAACACACAAGGAAGAACTGACACAGATTACGGCAGCCCTTCAGAACAACACAATTGCACTGCAGCAGCTCACCGATAAATTAAGTAAATAACGGGGTGCGCATAGGACAGTCCCGGAAGGACGCGCGCGATGTTGTCCGCATCGAATGCCCCGTTATTATATAGGAGAAAACAATGATATCAAATTATGAACTAGCTCGGGAAGTATTAGCGGGTAAATGGGGCAACGGCTCAGACCGCAGGACTGCACTTGAAAATGCAGGGTATAATTATGATGCGGTGCAGTCTATTGTTAATAGTCTGGTGCATGATAGATCTGCGGCATCTATACCTGTTGTTGAACTTGCACAAAAACGTCCGCTTGAAATAGACTATGATCCAGAGCGCTATGATGGTATCATTGTAAATGTAATTATAGGAGGGAATCCATGACTATTGCAGACCGTATCAATCTACACCGGTGTGGCTATTCAAAAGCAGAGATTGCAGAACTTGCTGCAGCAGAAAAAGCAGAACTTGAAGCAGCAAAAACCGTTCCGGATCCAGCGCCTGCTCAGGAGCAGGTCCCCGCTCAGGATCCAACTCCCGCGCCCGATCCTATTCTTTCAGCCATTAACAACCTGACTGCAGCCATTCAGGCGAACAACATTATCAGAACGCCCGCTCCCGCTCCGCAGCCTTCTCAGTCTGTGGATGATCTTATTAAAAACATTTAAGGAGGTATAGACACATGAACTCTTTTGATATTTCTCAGGTATCAACTATTATTAATTCTATTATCGGGCAAATGACAGGACAGACCGGAGAGGTAGTTATCACCAATGCTTCAGACTTTGCCGCTGTAGCACAGACTCTTTTGCGTACCGGCTATGATCCTATCATTAATGCAATTTCACAGGTTTTCTCCCGGTCCATTTTCGCGTATCGCGATTACAACGCGCCTCTCAATGATCTGTATATGGACGCTCCCCGGTGGGGCAATGCTGTCCGTAAATTGTCCCCCGTTGCTATGGAAGCGATCGATAATCAGGAATTTAAATGGCCGGTTGCTTATGACTCATCCGAAGCTACAAACCCGACGGGCAATGGTCAGAGCGTGGACCACTATAAAATCAGCAAACAGGACGTGCTGCAGACAAACTTCTATGGCAGCGCAACCTATGCGCAGCGCTACACCATTTTCAAAGATCAGTTTGATGTTGCGTTTTCCGGTCCTGAAGAGTTTGGCCGCTTCACTGCGATGTTGGCGTCCGAACGTAAAAATGACAGGGAGAGCTATAAAGAATCTCTAGCACGCGGACTGCAGGCTGTATTTATCGGCGCAATCCTTGCCGAAAATAAAACAGAGCGTGTTGTGCATCTTCTCACTGAATATAATACACAGACCGGTCTGACTCTTACAGCGACATCTGTATATGAACCGGATAATTTCGCGCCTTTCATGCGCTGGTGCTACGCACGAATCCGCACACTTGCCCGCATGATGGGGCAGCGCTCCGCATGGTATCAGACAAATATTACTGGGAAAACAATCCTCAGACATACACCGGCAGAGGAATTGAGAATTGCTATTTATGCACCTGTGATTGAACAGATGAATGCAATGGTCCTTTCCACTACGTTCAACGACAACTATCTCAAAGGCGCGACAGTTGAAGCAGTAAACTTCTGGCAGTCTATGGCCGATCCTTCAGGCGTTAATGTTGTTCCGGTTTACACATCTACCGCAGGCGCAATTACTACCGGAGCCGCTCAGAATGTTAGTAATATTTTTGGCCTGATTCATGACAGGCGCGCTCTCGGATATAGTGATGTAAACAACTGGTCCGCGACAACGCCGTTGAACATCGATGGAGGTTACTGGAATGAAGCGCATCATACCCGCTTCAAGTCTATGCTTGATAACACTGAAAAGGCGGTTGTCCTTCTTCTTGATTAATAGGAGGACAAACAACTATAGCCCTATGGAAACATAGGGCTATTTTTGGAGGAATATCAAATGGCTTTTAAAGTACATTTTTACAGGTTCGGGAAAAAGCCAAACTCTACAGCGGTTCCGCCCGAAAGTCTGAAGCTTCTGGAAATTGACGTTATATTAAATGATAGGTGCAGCGTTGTTAATCCGGTTTTGGTCCTTAACGCGGATATGATCGCTAGCAATCCGTACATTTATAATTACTGCTATATTCCGCTTTTTGACCGGTATTATTTTATTGAAGACTGGACATGGAACAACGGTTTATGGCTTGCAACCTGCAGAGTTGACACCCTTGCAACATACAAAACAGACATTCTCAATCAAGTGTTGTATGTTCTGCGTTCAACGTATGATACAGGCGGGAATCTGTATTATAACGAAACTGCAGGTGATAGTAAATATCAAGTAACAGCAGACACAGCAACATATCAAAGCAGCGCTATAGAAAATCCCTTTGCGCAAGTTGACGGTGTATACTGCGTTGGTATCATCAACAGTGATTCGGATAACGGTGCAGTGACTTATTACACTTTCAATCGTATCGGATTTAAATATTTCTGCAGTCAGCTTTTCAACTATTCTTCAGGCTGGTTAAATATCGATCCATCCGAAATATCCGAAGATCTTCAGAAAGCGCTGGTTAATCCTTTCCAGTATATTGTTAGCTGTCAATATCTGCCTATTAATGTGCAGGACATTATAGATATTGGCGGTACTCTTACTACCACAGTAAAATTCGGATGGTGGAGTGTAACAGTTCCCACAGGATCGCGGATTGTATCAACAACTATGCGGATCCGCAGAACAACATCACTTGCTATCCCACGTCACCCTCTTGCAGCCTCACGCGGTAAATATCTTAATGTAGCTCCATACTCTGTATACACTCTACGCTACTATCCTTTTGGAACTCTTGATATTGATTCAGAGGCTATTGCCGGTTGGTCTACGCTGGACCTGTACGCAGATCTGGATATATGCACGGGTAAAGGTATGCTGAATATGTGCGTTAACGGATTTAATAATCCTATCAGGACAGTTGAGGCGCAAGTAGGTGTCTCAATTCCTACTGCATCTTTGCAGACCAACTATACAAACATTGCAGGCGGGAAAAATGCCCTGATGATTGCAGGAGCGTCAATGGCTGGGCTGCTTAATAACTCGGAGGGCAGCACACCAAACGACACAGCTTCAGCCTCCGCTCCGGATCCTCTTGCCGGTGATTATGCAAGAGTTGTGACACCCGGAGGAAACCTTATAAAAGGCGGTGGGATCCAAAACACAATTAAACAAGCTGCTTCAGATATTTTTAATTTGGCCGTTGCCGCCTCTACCACCGCAGAAATACAGGGTATGCAAGGCAATGCAAGCGCATATAATGCGCAGTCTTTGACACTCTCTGGACGGTTCCTTCCTATTGTAGCAGAGGACTTAAGTCATACCGGACGCCCGCTAATGATGAATGTTGCATTGTCATTGCTGCGTGGTTTTGTGCAGTGTAAAGACGCGGATGTTGCTATTGTATGCACGGAGCGGGAGAAGAGTACCATACAGGCGTATCTGACCGGCGGATTCTATATTGAGTAAGGTGATATTATTATGCCATGGCATGTGAAAGTAACAGGAGCATATAACAGGGAATCAGCGGAGGCGCAGGATAATGCAAAAATGATATACAATGTGCTGCGTGGTTTGGGCTGGTCCCTTCCAGCAGTGGCCGGTATGCTCGGAAATGTAGAGGCAGAAAGTGGCTATAATCCATGGCGTTGGCAGTCTGACTCCGTGCTGGAATATGGTAGTTCATATATTAATGTGCAATCCGGTCACGCTTATGGTCTATGCCAATGGGATCCTGCGGGAAAATATATCAACAACGGCAGTGGGTATAGTGGGTACGGTCCGAACTATTCAAACCTTATTGGAAGTCTGGCAGACGGTGCTGCGCAGATGGCCTATTTAAATGATAATGCGGATTATTATCCCACAACGAATTACCCGTTATCATACGCTCAGTACAAAGTCGCAGACATTGCACAATACAGTATAGACTATCTAGCGCGCGCGTGGTTTTATAACTTTGAGCGTGGTACATGGTCCGCTAATAGAGTAACAGCAGCGGAATATTGGTATCAGTTTTTAAGCTCTCAGCCTGTAGGTGGGCGTATTCCAATCTGGTTAATGTTTAAACTGAAGGAAGGTGGAAACAGTGGGCGAGTTTGATTATTATCAAGTAAACAATATTATTAATAGTATAAAGGTTCCCGGAGCGGTAAAGCTTTATACGAACACTACAGCTAGATATTTCGCGCGGTATTTGACGGAGAAGGCGATCTCTGTATTTAAGTGGAATTTACCGAAGACATGGGATAAAGACTATTTTCTCTATGTGCTTTATATCATGGGATATATTGGTGTTCTTGATACGGAGCAGTTCGGGATTATTCCGCAGTGGGGGACTTTGACCGGGTATAATGTATATTACGCTCCGCGACAGATGCAATTTTCGAATCCTTTGATTGGTACTAAGATTCTGACAATCCATGATGATTGTGAGATAATTAAGCTGCAGGGAAATTATAATGGCATTTATGATATGATTCTGTATTATGCCGGTAAAATGGCACTTATGACGGAAGCGGTAGATGTAAACCTTCTTAACACCAAACTTTCTAAGGTATTTTTCACAAAAAACAAAACCGCTGCAGAATCTATTAAGAAGATGGTGGACCGGGTACAGGAAGGAAATCCCGCAGTTGTACTTGATCAAAGCCTGCTAACTGATGAAGGTAAACTTGCGTGGGAATGGTTTAACGATAATCTGAAGCAGAACTATATTGTGTCTGATCTCTTAATAGATTTACGCAAGATTGAAAACGAGTTTTGCACGGATCTCGGGATCCCGAACACCAATACCGACAAGCGCGAACGTTTAACCACAGACGAAGTTAATGCAAATAACGCGGAGACACAGACCAGAGCGGAGCTGTGGTTGGAACGTCTGAAGGAATGTTGTACAAAAGTTAATTCTATGTTTAACCTAGATATTTCCGTAGATTGGAGGATAAAGCCCAATGAAGGGAACGTTAAGCCTGTGGGGCCTGTATCGAGCGGACGAAACGATACTTGATAACATTCAGATTCCGGACGGAGTTGACGCGGATCTGGTAAAATCATCTATCCTATTTGACTGTGCAGAGCTGGAAATTTTATACCCGGATCCAGCGTTTTTAAAAATGCTGATTGGGGTTTGGTCAACAAAAGAGCTTCCTATCTGGACCCGGATCAATAATGCTATCAATCTGGAATACAATCCAATTGAAAACTATGATAGAATTGAATCATGGACAGAGGACGAGACGGGAAACAGGAGTGTAAACCGGTCTAGCTCTGGACAATCCGAAAGCACTGCGGATGATGAAATCAAGCGCTATGTATACGGATTTAATACCGGTGGAGACGTACAGCAGAGCAGGGATAAGGTAGATAATACAGACGTTGTACAGACATCAGGACAGGAAAGCGGAGCAGAGAACAGCACTACAGGCCGGGAGCATGAGGGACGGATACACGGAAATATCGGTGTAACAACGTCACAGCAGATGCTGCAGTCAGAGCTAGACCTAGCTCCGAAACTTAATATTGTGCAGTATATCACAGACTCTTTTAAACAGCGCTTTTGTCTGTTGGTATATTAATAATGTAGGAGGTTTTACAAAATGGCTTTTAAATTTCCCTTCACAAATTACCATGAATTGAATTTAGACTGGATCCTTAAAAAGCTGGGAGAGCTGTTTGAAGCTTCAGCAGAAAATGTTGAAACTATTGAAACCTATGAGGGCAGACTTACCGCTGTAGAGGGTGATGTGGTAACAATTGGTGGAAACGCAGATCAGGCTTTACAGATTGCCACAGGCGCACAGAGCCTTGCAGAAACCGCACAGCAGACCGGACAGCAGGCCCTAGCATATGCCCAAACCGCACAAAGCACCGCAGCGGGTGCCATTAATGCCTCAGGAACAGCAATGCAGGAAGCACAGATTGCACGGCAGGAAGCGCAGCAGGCTATTTACATATCACAGAACACAGCAGGACAGCTCAGCGGACAGATTGAGGCGCTGCAGGCAGAATCAGAGCGACAGCAGCAGGCAATTGAAGATAAAGGTGATGAAGTTATCGCATCTATTCCGTCTGATTACACAGATCTTGAAGATGAAGTGTCGGATTTAAAGAGCGCTTTTAACACATTTACTGGTTTTAGCAAGATTGCATTTACCAGTGGGGGATATATAATCACAAGCGGCGACACTGTAGATGTTAATGCTGTTGTTGCAAATTCGTTATATAGGTATGCTATTGTTGATTGTTCGGAAGGTGACGAATTTACTATAACAGGACTGGGCGGCTCTAATCCCCGACTTTGGTGCTTTATCAACTCCGCTGGTGACGTATTGATCAAGGCAAGCGACACCGAATCACGTACAGATTATGTCTTAACAGCCCCGGAAAATTCTGCAAAACTGATTATAAATGATAGGTCAAACGAAGCTTCCTACAAGGGCGTTCCCTACACGATGTCTGATGTGGAAGCCGAATTAAACGCAAAGGTTGACAAGACAGATGCGGATTTGGCAAACTTGGCAAATATAACGACCACCGTTGACTGGGATTCTATGACCCCAACAGTCCAAACAGGCATGGCCTATAATACCGACAACACAGGCGGGACTGCATGGGCCAATGCAAACTCATATATCTATACTATTGTTCCCGGTGCGGTATACAGAGTATCAACTACAGTTGTTGCAAACGCTAAGTATTATGGTGTTCTGTTCTACAATGACAATACATATCTCTCTGGAGAAGTGCAAGGAATCGTTGGGACGCAGCAAGTTATTACGAACCATGAATTTTCTGCTCCATTAAATGCAAACAAGGCAATTATTACCACATATACATTTGCTACTCACTCTCTTGTCAAAAAGACTCTGAAACCTTTAATTGACGATTCATTAGGAGTTATCGTACCGAATTACGTTAAATATGACGGAACAACTCTAACTGTTAAAAGCAGATATAACTCATCTGAGGATTTGGTTGTACAGATGAAGAAGAGAGGGAATAATGAACTTTTTGATTTTGACATGATTTTTACAGTTGACAGAACTAACGAACTGGACGGCAACGTGTCAAGTATCCGAAATATCCTCACTGCAAATACAGATTGCTTCTCACCTCATCAAATAAAGGCTGTGAACAATGCAGACGGAGATTCATCCGATATTTTCCTCACTGGTGGAAACCATAACCATAACAACGTAGCTACAGCGGTCTGCCAGAATGTAAAAGTTTATGCCGATGGTGAAGAGATTGTTGATGATTCACGCCTTGCCGGAGAAATAACCGTTACTTGGAAGAATCTTATACAGGCATACAACACATGGAAATCTGATGGAAGCGGTAGAGCAGTATTGCAGGAAGACATAAGACTTGTTATTCGCGGAAATACCTTTAATGCAATAGTAGCACAAACACCGTTGGAGGACGTTGACCAATCTGTGTATTATGGTTTGCAATCTATCGACACACCATATCAAACAATTTGTTTTGTTGGTGGTGATGATCGTACAGACGGGGCAATTAGCGCAAGCCGCAACAGTGGTAATCTTACAAGTAGACGAACTATCGCAAAAAACGCAATAACAGGGGACGCTTTAGAGACACATATTGATAATATTGACTTGGGTACATTCGACTATACGGGGGAAACATTCTCAATCTTCACCGCAAACAATAAATGTTATTATGCCGTCTTACGGAGCAGAACAGTTAGAATGAACAGCGGAGCGAACTATTATTTATATGGCGGTTACAAGTTCTATTCCTTAACCTAAACAACTTTTTAGGTAACAGTACATATCTAACCTTACATCATTTTAAAGGGTCATTTAAGAAAGAAGGTACAACATGTTTAAATATTCATTTACAAACTTTCAAGAATTAAATCTTGATTGGATCCTTGCAAAGGTTAAGGAATTTGCAGACCTTATTCCGGAAATGCGCAGCATTGTGGACACTGCAGGAGATGCTCTTGAAAATGCGGAGCAGGCGCTTGAAGCAGCAGAGCAGGCGAAGAACATCGCGGAGCAGGCAGTGGCAGGAATTATAACAGATGGATCTGTTACCACAGTCAAGCTTGCTGATGGTGCAGTAACTACACCGAAAATTGCAGACGGAGCAGTTACCGGTCCGAAAATCGCAGATATGACGATACCGGGAACCAAATTACAGTTAAACGCAATCGGCACCGCACAGATTCTTGACGGATCTATCACGGCGGCAAAGATTGCTCCCGGTGTGATTCCTGATCCGACAGGCGTTGCAGATGGCAGTATCACAACTGCAAAGCTGGCAAATGGTGCGGTAACGACTGAAAAAGTCACGGATGGAGCTATCACGGCGGCAAAGCTGGCTGCAGGCGCTATCCCGTCTGTAGTAATTGAGGATGGTAGTATTACCACTGCAAAGCTGGCAAATGGTGCGGTAACGACTGAAAAAATCGCGGATGGAGCTATCACGGCGGCAAAGCTGGCTGCAGGCGCAGTTCCGTCTCCTATAATTGAAAATGGATCTATCACGACTGCAAAGCTAGCTGATGGAGCTGTAACGGCGGCAAAACTTGCTCCCGGTGTGATACCCAATTTTCAATCATTGATCCAACTCATTTGGACAAATCCAAATCCGACAAGCGCATTTCCTGAACAAACTATTTCAGGAGATTTTACAGGCTACTCTGCAATTATTCTTGTATGTACAGCCCGCGCAAATGATAATACGAGGGTATCGGAAATAGTTTTTCAGGGAACGCAGGGTGCGGTGCAGTACATTGAGGACATTGAAACGCTGAATAGTCCCTGTTATTATGCGGTTCGGTTCGGTACTCTCACAGCATCCGGTTTTACGATATCTACAGGATATTCTGTGATTGCAGGAACAAATCAGCATAGTTCTTCAGACTTGCGTCTAATTCCTTATCAGATATGGGGGATCCCGGCAGGTTAAACAAAACAGGCTGCAGCGCTCAGATGGCTGCAGCCTGTATTTTCATTAATAGAGAATCCGATAATCCAAAATCTTCTTTTTTTCGCGGAGCTTGTCATAGAAAGCAACAACTTTTCCAGTGGCCATTGCCTCACCGAACCGCGTGTCCTGCTCCCGGACCTGATAATCTTCCATCTGTGTTTTTTTATCCGGGAACATTACCTGCACGCGGTAATGGTATAATGTCGTATTATCCATCATAATCACAGTCAAGCTCACAGTTGACATAGTGGCGTCCGCTCTTCGTCTCTCCTCCGGTGATGATGATTGCAAAAGGATCCTCCTGCATGATGTCAACAATCTCAAAAAAAGACTTGATAAAGGTTGTAGAGATGGTCCCGAACTTCTGCGGACCGCTGGTGAAGGTAAGAACGCGCTGCGTATATTCCTCTTCCGAACCGTCACTTTTGCGGCGCGTCTTCACTTCATCATAGAGGGCATACTTTTCAACCGGGATGGTAACACCCTTCTCAATCCCGTCAATCTTGCAACTGTCGCCTTTCGTCATACGGTAGACTGCTTTTTTGTCACCGGTGTCAATGTTGGTTTTGATAAATTCCATGTTGTGTTTCTCCTTTATATTATAATGTAGGGAATTGATTCCCTCTTGCAGCGCAGGAGCGGATCCGCTCCTGCGCTCCGGGAGTTAATCAATTTAGCAGTTTACTTCCTCAATACGCGCCTTGTTCTTAAAATAAGCATTATATGCATCTCTAAAAATACCGGCGTTAACGAATCTTGAAAACTCCCCGGCGATATATTCAACCTGTTCTTTCTGTTCTTCATCCCAATGAGTAGCAATTACAAGGTACTTTTTCATGTTGTTGTCTCCTTTTCATTTGATGGTTACATTATAGCAAGTTTTGAAAAAATTGCAATATGGCAAAAATGCACAAAATTTCAATAATTGCACGTCACTGTAAATTTTCGAAATTTTTCATAGCTTTCAACAAAATAACTTTTGCCTGTTGTATTACATCCGTGTAAACGTCTGTTCTTGACAATGTATAGTCCTGTTCTTCAATGACGACATTCCGCGTTATGTCAATAACATGTCCGTCTATTGTATACTCCCCGTAATGACCATCATTGTATATGCTTCTGGTTTTGCCGCAGTTGTGAAATACAAATCCTTCCCGGAAGGCGTCGAGCCCTCCTGCTTCAAACAGCGCTTCCTTTCCGCGTTGTTTACCTACTCCGGAGACTGTAACGTGTATACCGCGTGAATCTTCATAGGCGTATTTCTTCGCGCCTTGCGTGATGAAAGCATCGTATACTCCATCATGTTCATAGACTCCGCCATAGTGTATTATTCCATGATTGTCTGTGGCGTATAGTCCTGATCTGATGGAGGCGGTGCGCTGCTCCTCATTGTAAGCAGAGAAATCAATATCAGATCCCAAATACTTACAAGAATCAGTGTCAACATAGACAAGCCGCTCTCCGCACAGATCAATTCCAGCCTGCAACGCCGCGCGTGCATGGGCTGTGGTCCAGCAGCCATATTGATACAGCGTAAACGCACGTTTTCGCGCTGCCTCCAATAATTGCTCCTCAGATAGTGTCGGATCCTCTTCATACAGGCAATCATTGAATAATATGGAGGCTTTTGCAGGATTTTGAACAGACATGCCATAGATACCATTTAGCAGCTCTTTTGATTTCAAGTAAAACAATTCAGATCCTTCTATACCCTTAAGCTCTGTTTTCCGCTTGAAAAATTCAACATTGCAGTCTATCAGACCTTGAGGCAGAGGGCCTTTATTCGCTTTATATCCCCGCTCTACAACGCAACTAAATGTATATTGCTGTACAATAATCTGCCAATCAATTTCACACAGCGTTATCGTTATCTCATCTGCAGATAAAACACGGCCGTTATCATTACGCACGCCGCGCCATGCACTGCATTTTGCAATAGGGATATACGGGACCGCTGTAAATTGGTCCCGTAATGTAATATCATAGAATGTTACCACAAACAGAACCGCTCTACCCCGATCGATCAGACGATCTATCAGAGACGCAGACGGGTTGACAATCTCCTTAAATGGAGAACATGGAAATAATCTATTACACTGTTGGGATGGATAGCTTGAAGAAATATCCATGCTGGTTATAGGTCCCTGTAGTATCTCATCTACATAATATCTGTTAGCGTGGGTGTTGCCTCCTCTAAATTCTGCGCGTAGGAGCTGAAATACTTCATAATCCGGAAAACATTCCATGATTTTTTGGTGCTGGGGCCTCATGGCTTTTTTGCACTCTCGCCGCACAAAACCTGTTGACGTGAGAGGCAGCGTGTAAAGATCATCGCCGTTAAGGTCCATAATTGCATGGATACATTCTATCAGACCGATAACATCATTAAAACAGTATTGCAGCTCTCTATCAGATAGCGGAGTCCACGGAAAGCGCTGCTCAGTATACACAAAATCATCTAGTTTTGGGTGATCTACTTTATACCTCTGCGTGAGCGACTTCAAATCCAAATTGGTTAAACGATAACTGCATCTAAACTCGATGTTATCTATGTTTGCGCGCAGGACGTGACGCGGTTCTGTGGGAAAAACATCTTGATTTTCAAAATGAAAAATCCCTGAAAGAAATTGTATTTCATAGCTTAGGTTATGGACAAATACAACTATGGTTTTTCCTCCTGATACAGCTTTCAGTAGTGACAAAAACCGCTTAAATTCTTCCCATGTGCGGCCGTAGAATACTGTGTTTTCTATGGCAAATTGCCAAATATACATAACAGATTGATTTATTTCCTTTATGGTGGTTGTTTCAATGTCAAAAGCACAAATTTCTTTTGCATAGGTCTTTTTGCCCATCTGCTTAGACCATGCAATGTGCAACTTCGGAATATCGGATATTTTAACGTCTTTCGCGTTTTTTACTTCTATCTCGTTCATCCTGTATTTGTCTGAAGCTTCTAAAAGCTTGTTCCCAATCCTCAGGCGTTACACCTTCAGAAAATGCCTCCTCAACCTCTTCAGAATCAGAATCATAGAGTAATGAATACTGAGAGTTTTTAAACCATCTGATAAACTGAATCCATGATGTATAGTTGCTTTCGTCTACAGGCAAGCCGCGCTCCTGCGCACGTTCTATATACTGCTCTTTCTGATGTCGCAATCCACTGATGGTACTCTCATTGCTTCTCATGAACTTGTTAACATCGACAAGCGCGTGAATCAACTGTGACGTTGTAACAAGGTTTTGCCTGCGTTGGAAATACTCGTCGGGTTGATTTCCAAATTCTGCCTTTACTGCTTCACTAGATACAGTAGAAAGCCTGCGTCGTGCGGTCCTGCGTCTTTCATTGTATACACGTCTCAGGGTTTTCTCACTGATTTGTCCAGCGCTCAGAGCTTTACCTAGCTCAGTTATACTTACACCGTAAAGAATATCATAAACGTTTTTCATGTTGTCCACGCCTTTTCAAACTCAATTTTACAAGTAGCATTTTGATAGAATACTTTCTTTTTTATCATCGCTCCGTACAGATAATAATACTTCTTCTGGAAAGATTTCTTACTGATAGGAAGCAAGGAGAAATGCTCTACAGATATATTCTGCCCTAGTATAACATAATAGGTACCATCTGATTTGTGTTTGCATACGGTACAGGATGCGAAGGAAACAAGATAATTAAATTCTTGCAACGGACGTTGTTTTACCTGCTCAAAATCTGCAGCAGCAAAGTCATTGTCTAGAGCCATTCCATGAAAATCTGCATTTTTTATAACGCGGTATAGCGCTGTGTCTGCTTTGCGCTTTGAAATAGGGCTGTCTGCATATCGGATGATTGCTATATCATTATTATATATACAATAGTTCTCATTGCGCCGCGTCATTTTTTCAAGACGTTCTGTGCAGCCTAAAGCCGATATGATACGGCTGTTTAATGTGTTTGAGTTTGAAAGCATGATCACCTTCAAAGGATCCCTCCCGCACAATTCACGGTTACGGTTCAATGATTCCAACGCGTTGGCAAAGGCAAGTTCCTCCTCTTTTATCGGACGTTCGTGACGCTCCGGAATAATTTCGTCAAACAGTAAAACACTATATTTCTCTGCACTCATACCGCGGATGGAGGCAAATGTCGACAATGCTATACCTATTGCAAAAGGTTCACCGTCAGAATGCACAATTCCATCATTGTCTTTCGTGCCATTGTAAAACCCTATAGTATATTTGCCTAACTTTTCACTGCAGATCAGATTGCCGGTATCTGTGCAGATCTGGTTATAAGGATTAAGGGCAGGAATTGTAACTGCGTCAAGCTGTGACTGTGTGCGCCGCATATAGATATAGGGTATCTGCTCTTCATATAGCGTTTTCAGGACTCCGTAGGATTTCCCGATACCACGCCCACCAATAGCAAGCACAAAGGGACAGGAGTTATGCACTATGAGAGATGGATCAATCCAACCTTCAGGAAGATATAACTCTTTATTGTTCATCTTTCACCTTCTCCGCATAGAGCTGCATGGCATTCTTCCAACAATCTGGACACCGATTCCCTTCACATGTGTTCGCTTTTTGGCCAAACAGCTCAGATGGGCAGCGCTCTAATACAAGTGACTGATACAGGCATGAATTATCATCTACTATTACTAGATATTTCATTGTATATGCTCCTTTCTTTTTTCTTTTGATCCTCAGTGACGTTTGACCGGTAACAGGTCCAACTGCAGAAATAATAAAGCGGGTGATACTCGGATCCATGTTTGTTGTATTTACCTCCGCGTTTGTAAACGTAGCTGCTCCGGTCCCCAACGTAAAACAGTTTTCCACAGACTGGACATTTGCTATTATAGGCTTTCAATGTAAACCACCTCCGGAAGTATTATAGCACAAAAGGCATTCGTCAATGTGTACAAAGTTTCATGATTTATTTTGTATATTATGCCGAAAATCCCATGCAGCGCAATTTCGTCATTATATACAAATTCACCCCGCCCATTTTGTGCAATATGCTGAAATTTGAGTCCATGCACATTTTCGTCAAAATGCACAAAAATGAGGCCATTTTGGGGGAAGTTTTTGTGCAATATTTAGGGGGGTACCTTT